CCACATAAGGTAAGTTTCAATATCAGTAGCAATCTTAGATAAGTGTGCCGCTTCCATGTTTGTGATAAATGTTCTTGTAAGAGATCCGCTTTCAAATGCTTCTCTAGCTCCTGCTTTACCCATGTTAGCAACTAATCCTTCAATACTTGGTACAGATGGGTTGTTTGCGTCAGCGTTAAAGTTTCTCCAAATCTCAGTAACAGGTACAGTACCATCAGCGTTTAAACCACCTTTGATCATTAAATCTGCTCTAGAAGAAATTGAATAATGAACGTGTGCTTCAGCTCCACCTACAAAGTTGTAGAATTCACGGAAACCAGATCCAGTTTCAATATCAGAGAAACGTTCTCCGTACTCACCTCTTGCAGAACCTTTTCTGAAGAACTTAGTACCTTTAGCTAAATACTTATTATCTAAGCTAGCTGCGTTGTTGTTGTTTACTAATTGAACAGTATAGATAAAACCGTCACCAGCTGGAATGATATCATCCGCTGTAATGTAAAGTTCTAAACCATTGTATTTATCATAAGTGATAATATCACCATGACCAAAAGTTCTTTTAGAAATTTTAATTTTGAATGTAGTACCGTCTACACCTTTTGCTTCACTTGCAGGTTCAATATCCGCTACTATGTAGGGAAGATCTTGTGCAATTGGAGTTTGCCATTTATACTCACCACGTGCATTGTCTACCATGATAGTGTTCTTTCCACCGAATGATGCCATTTGATACAAAGGCATTTCTACCTTTTGTGTCATAGCCCATAAGTCTACTGGACCCATATCCATAGGCTCAGCGTTACCCAACATCTGGGTAAGGTGATAAGAATCTACATGAGAACTAGCTTTGTAGCTTGTATCTCTTAGGAAAATTCCATTGTTTAATACTGGAGTTGCCATAATTTTACTTGTTTTTAATTAATTAATTGTTTATATATTTGATTGTTAAATCCTTTTGAAAATGTTGTTGGTTCTTTGTAATTTCTTACCTGCTGGTTTTCTTTTCTCTTCACTTTGTACACCTAATGAAGATGCACTGTTACTTGCTGATGCAGTCTTCAGTTTTCTTACTGTAGATTCTACACTTTTTTGAGCTCCTTTATCCATAACCTTTGCCTTATATCCTGCTGGATCAGACAATAACCATAAAGCTTCAGAAATTAAAGTATAATTTGGTTCAACAAATTGGTACTTCTCTAAAAGGTGACCTAATAGATTTGTATTCTTTCCACTTACTGAAGGATAGCTAGGTTGAACTAAACCATTATATAACATGGCTTGTGTTTTTCTATCTACCTTGATATCTCCTAAGTTACCTTCTTTAAGAGTTTCATATACATTTGTCATGTACTGTTTAGAAGCATGTTCTTGTTGCTTCTTCTTTAAGTCTTGCTCTTCAAGTTTCTTAAGTACAATTTTCTCTTGCATCTTATCTAACTTAGGCTTAAACTTAGCAGCTTGTTTTTCAAGCTTACCTAAATCTTTCCAGATTTCTATCTCTTCATCTATTTCATCTGAAGTTCCATAACCTGTAGCACCTAAATATTCTTTAATAATTGTTTCTTGATCTGACTCAGACTTAATACTTAATGATTTAGTTTCTTCAACACTACCTAAAGTATTAAATAATCCTTTTATATCAGTACCTCCATCTGCTACATATCTAGCAGCAACTTGTAATTCTTCTGGTAAACTTGCAAAAAACTGTTTAGGAGTTTCACGTCTTACTTGATTAGCTCTCTCTTCTAAGTTAGCTTCAATCAATTCTTCCCAGTCTTTCCCTGTGTACTCATCAAATGACTTACCGTCATCAAAAGGTACAATTTTTTCAGATTTAACAAGTTTGTCAAATACATCAGAAATACCAGATATAGATTTTCTACCTCTTTTTTCTTTCTTTTCAATATCCTCATCAGATTCTTCATCTAAAGCATCTAAGATATCATTTGCATCTTCCTTTACTTCTCCTTTTTTTTCACCCACTAACTCATCAAGAGTTTCAGTTGATGAAGCATCAGGCGCATCTGCTTTAGCTTCCACTTTTGCATCCAAGTTGTCTACACCATCATCATCAGCATCTGCAAAAGAGAAGTCTGCCTTCTTACTTAATCCAGATAAAATGTTTGGTTTAGACTCATCTTCAGTAGGCAATGTGATATCACTGCCGCTTGGAGCGCCATTGAAGATCTCATCTAAGTTTACATCTAATGTTTCTACGTTGCTGTTCACTGTAGTTTCTTTTGTGTTCATAATATTGTTGGTTTTAATATTTAGTTCTAAGCCCTATACATACAATATAATAAAAGTTTATACATGATCCAACATATTAAACTTATAATATTTGGTATTTATGCAAACTTTTTTGCAGTATATAGCTAACGGTGTTTATTTTTTATATTATTTATCAGGTTTTTTCACATCATACTTGTTTTTATTCTCTCTGGCAATCTCTAGATCCTTAGAAGCAACGTCTCTTGTTGCTGCTATTTTCTCTCTTTCAACCTGGAGTCTTTCTTTCTCCATACTTCCTTTCATTGCCATTTCATCACGCTTCAAATTAGTTTGCTCTCTATATTGAGTAGTCTCTCTAATATCTTTCATAGCGTCTTGATAATCAGATACTTTATTCTCATTTACATCTGACATAGAACCATAACCAGCAGCTTTAATCTCTGCTAGCAAGACATCATTCTTTCTATCTTTATCATTCTCTTGCATTTCAACTTGTAATTTTTGTTGATCCTCTTGTGCCTTAGCAGCAAGTGCATCTTCTTGCATTTTACGTTGTTGTTGCATATCCTCTGATCTTTGCTTCTCAACTCTTGCTTCTGCATCTTTTAAGATATCAGTCACTTCAGATATAGAATCAGCTTTAACAATGTTACCAAGCTCATAAATTGATGCTCCAGTAGTGTTGTTAGTTACTGCCATCTGCTTTAGTTGTTCTAATATAGCTCTGTGGTTAGTTTTAGTGGTTGCAAAGACATTAAAATCTCTAAGTAATAGATCAGTTCCATTAATGGTAAAATTAACCTTCTGAGCCTCTGTAGAGATGTAAGACAATCTTACACTTGGATTAGTACTATTATAAAATTGTGCAAGATCAGTTCTCATTTGGTGAACTCTTGGCATCAAGTGATCTGAATGTTGTACAAAATAAACCTCTGTTTGAGCATATGATTGCTGCATAGCATTAACAACACCCGTTGCTGTTTCTGCAGATACTGCTCCACCTAAACGTTGTGGATTAATACCAATAGAATCAAAACATTGTTGTTTGAAATGATTTGCTAAAGAAATTCTACCCATTAATCTACTAGTCTGCTCCATGTTAAGAGTTTGATAGTGATTAAAGTTTGTAGCGTTTTCTGTATTTGTAATAGATGTATCTAAAGGAAGCATTGAAAAATCTTTCATTGCTGTATACGCTTTAGCATAATTGTTCTTACCCCAATCTTCACCCATTGAATGACGTGGTAAAGCATTTTGATCAAACATAATCACAGTACCTAATTCATCAATAAGGATGTCAGCTATCTGATTATTAACCATGTTGTAACCTACTTGGTATGCTTTCATTAAATCTACTAAAGAAGTAGACCTTGTATTTCTGTCAGAGAATACTCTTCCTTCTACAGGTAATTTACAACCATATAAAGAATTCTCCCCTTTAAATTGGAAAGGAAGTCTTCCCGGTTTCTCTCTATTAATACCTAAGTAAATAGGATTAACATTATCACCCATTGATGTTCTCCACATTGCAGGAACATTAGGTCCTACTTTAACACCACCCCAAGTTTCATTGATCCATATCCATTCAATATGTTCTCCTTGTAATAATGTATCTTTTGATCTATTCTTAAATATAGATGTATCATAAACTGGTTTTTCAGTTATTTTAAATGATTCATCAATTATTTCTTGAGTTACTTCACCATCAAATTCTATCTTAGTTAAATGACCAACTCTTCTTTGAGTCTTCCAATAGATTGTTGATACTCTCATCAAGTTACCATCACCATGCTGTTCTAAGTCTTCACTTTGAGAAAGTATCTCTGTTAATATATCTCCACCACGCGCTGGGTCTGCTGTTGTATTGCTTACATATTGTCTGTATGCTAAACCAGGAGCATTTGTATTCCAATCATGTGATCTTGAAGGATCATAATGGGAACCATCATTCTGATAACCATTAACTTGATATTGTGCAGATCTTGCAGGATATATTCTTTGTAATGATTCAAGTTGTTTCTCATTCATTAAATATCCGTATTTATCCACCACATCAGATACAGTCATAAGATCCACTTTACCTACGTAATTTGAATCTGATATATATCTTTGATCTGGAGATTTTTGATAGAATGTTAATACTGGATTCCACAACTCTACATCATAATCATCTTCTAACATTCTGAAATGCCAAAACTCTCTATCAGCAATAAGCATATCTCTAAACCCACGCTCTTCAAGTTCTTGCATTCTAAACCTTTCCTCATCCACATTTAATTGGTGAGTTGCCCATTCTTCCACACTACTTCTATAAGACTTACTAAAATAATCTTCTATTTCTGGTAAACTCTTTAAGTTATCTGGTGCAAGTTGTTGTTGAGCTTCTTCTGAAGCTGGATCCATACCAGCCTCAATCATTTTTTCAATCAGGCTTCTTTCAGCATCTGCCAACAATACATCTTCAATTTCTGCTTTCTTCTGTTCAAGCATTTCATTGTATGACTTATCATCCACAGCTCTGAACTGTACTTTATTATATCTCTTGGTGAATTCACCACTCAATACATTAATAACATTTGGTATAATAGGATAGAACTTTAATTCTAACGCGGAATCATTTTCCTTTGTTAAAACATCCATCATTTCCTTATAATCATTATCTTCCTCAACTATATAATCAGTCTTGTCAATAATACCTTTTGCTAACTTGTAATTTTTTAAAAGTCTTCTGGCATTGATTCTTAAGAATTCAACACCTTGTAATTCTAACCAATCTAAATTCCATGCTGCCCAATCATCAGTTTTTTCTGAAGAAGGTAAAAACTGTACTGGTTGAGTTAAACTAGAGTAAGTAGGGCCTCCCTCTGCCTTAGCTCCATTTTTTAACTGCATTGCATTTAATACTTTCATTCCGTATTTATTTAGTTAAGTCTATTTATAATTTTTGAATCCAGACCTTCTAGGTCTATTACTATCAGGCTTGCCAGCACGTCCAATATTTTTGAACGGACTATACTTTAATTTACTGATTTTTTCTGAATTTACCAAAGAATCACCCTCTGATTCTCTTCTTTTTGTGTATCCTCTGTTTGACTGTTGTATTTTTACAAAGGCAATTAGTGCACCAAAGGCAACCAATCTATCAACATTCAGTCCAGGGTAGTATGCCAACATTTCCGTTATCAACATAGGATCAGGAACTCTTTCCACACCTAATGTCTGATTTGTAACAACACCATTGATATCAGTTTCTTCATCAATAACCTCTCTTAGAAATTCTATTGCATAAGAAATTAAGTGACTCTTAAATAGTGTTCCTGTATTCTTCCATCCATATTCCTGATAAACAGTTCTATTAGAACCAAGATCTTTAAGGAATAAGATTTGTTGTTTTGGAACCAGGTATCTTTGTTTCTTTCTAGCAATCATATGTTGAATGAATAGAGAAATATTATTCTCAACAAGTGTCCATGCGTTATACCACTCAATTATCAACTCTAATCTTTCATGTGTTCTGTTGATATCATCAAATCTACCACACCAAGCAGCAACAATCTTATCTTTCTCTAAGAATTGTTCTACATCACCTGCAGCAGTTGTTCTAGTAACTTCAGTTGCATTCTTGTATACAAAAATACTACATAATGAATCTGAAGTAGTTGTCTTTCCTTCTGATACTGGATCAATAGAGGCATAATAAGCACCAAATTCAGGTCTCTTAGCAGCTGGTCTTTCCCATACCACTATTGTTCCTGTTTTATCAACTTGCTTCTTATCTACAGGGAATTTAGTGATTGGAAGTTTATTTGTTCTCTTAGCAAATATTCCTTTCTCATCTCTGTCTAATTCAATCAGCTCATAAGGGTATTCCTTTTCCTCAATTCTTTTCTTCTGTCTTGTAAGTATACCTTGAGGGAATATAGATTCTTTTCTATAAGCAAATGCCTCAGCAATATTCATTGGTTTCTGAGAAATTCTTAATTGGTATGCTTCTCCATTTAATTCATTTTTCCAACGGGATCTTTCTTCAATGATTGCTATAACTGCCTCTTCAACTTTAGAGTTTCCAAACTTATCTATAAATGGAGGCATAGACCATTGCTCCGGAATAAACAAACCTGCCATTCCAATAGTACCATCCTTATCCATAAGATTGGTTTCTACAGAATATATGTCATTTGCTTTAGGGTTTAAGATCATCTCTTTCAGTGGATTACATTGTTGTAAATCCCCCACTGATCCTGCTGCAATAAACATACCTGTAGTCATCATCCCTGAAGACATTGCTGGACGTAAGTATTCATATGTCTCACCCATCTTAGGAGCAATACCTGCTTCTTCATGGAAGAATATTGTACACGGTCCACCTACTCCTGTAGTTGCATTTTTCTCAAATGAACCACCTTGTATTTTAGACTTTAATCCTCTGGCTGTTTTTCTATTACCTATCTTAACTTCAATTTGCTGTTGCCATAATAACACCTTTTCTGGATTACTAGGTCTATACCAAGCAGTATGTTCATTAAGAAACGTTTTATATTCATCTAAGAATTTCCAAGAACCTTTATCATTGATAAAATCTTTCAAAGAGGCCCCTATCTTACAGATACTACCTTCTTCAAACCAATATGTATTAATGATCTTTCCCATATGGAAATATGAGGAAGCTATCTGACGTTTTTTTAATATTGCTGCATGTTGATTATTCAATTCAGCTAATAGTTCATACAAAGCCATGTGATACTGAGCATCTCTTACTTTTGCAAAACCATATTTCTTTTCTTCCTTGTCAAATATAGGTAGAAAGTTTAACCACATATAATAATCTCTGGTTAGGAAAAAACTCCTCCCCTTATCATTATATATTACACCTTCTCTACACTTAGTCTTCTGATCTTCCCAGTAATTAGTAAAATCTTTTGACCTGAAAGGGCTATTACAATAAAAACCTTGGTCATTAAACGCTTTAGCCTCTGCATTGAACTCATAGGCCATGTCTGTAAATCCATAAAGACCAGGTTCACTGAATATACTTAATATATATTCAATGAAATCTGATTCTTCTTTAAACTCAGTTGTTTCCCACTTGCCATTATTATATGTAGGTACAATCTTATACATCTTCTATTTCAAGTATAATTGCATATACGTCACCTTCTTGAATTAGCAAATGATCCTCTCCATCATGCTGCATTGTAGTTGGTAAACAATGTTCAGTGTATTGAACAATATCACCTACATTGATCTCCTCCACTAATTGTCCTTTTGCCATCACAACTCCTTTATACTCAGTCTTTTGTGCCATCTCTGGTACATATAATCCTGAAGTAGTTTTTGTTTTAGCTTTCTTCTGTTTGATTAGAATCTTCTTTCCTGTTGGTTTTACTTGTTGTATCATCTTCTTTTGATTTAGTTTTTGTTTTGTCTTCATTAAATATTGGCTCTTCCCAGTAGCAAAAATACCAATCACTACTTTCATTATCATTCACTAGAGTTGATCATAGGCTAATCCGGCTCCTCCACGTACAGAACTTTCTTGTTCTTGTTTCATATCAGTGAACGCACCTTTGTATGATTGTCTAATTTGATCAAACTTTGCAGCAGCATTAACCATTGAGTTAATGTTACCGTCTCTCCCGTGTTCTATGGCCGTAACTTGCATATATGCAGCTAGTCTATCAAGCATGGATTTAATCCCCACATAAGCCCTGTATGTAGGTGTCTCATATAACTTCTTACACATCTCCAATGCGTATCTGATCTTACCATCTTCAGGAGACTCTTCTAAACCTACTTCTTCAATAATTATATCCTCCTTTTCATGTTCAGGTAGATTAAAGAATGGATTAAGATCTGGATTAGGGCAACTCATGTAAAATATATACTGATATACTTGCATATTTGTATCAGGATATGAATCCATTATTGCTTTTAAAAAGGGTAATGCATAACAGTGTTCTGTAGGTATAACCTTACTGTTTTGTATATCAAATAATCTAACTATCATATAATTTTTTTTAAAGGTTGGCTTCCATGTATCCAATAATTGTTTCAGCACTATCAGTCACTGTAATTGGTACAGGTTGAGGTTGCGTTCCTATATATAAAACAGATATACCAGGAATAATTTTTTTAGTTGTTACATCCCAGTAGGGACCAACACCTATTATATATTTTCTATCAACATTTAAAGGTTGTTCTGAACCTCTAACCCAATCAACCCCTGTTGGACCTCCTCCATTACCACCATATGTTGGTGCTAATTGTACTTGTGTTAATTCTACTACTGTTGCCATTATTTATTTTCTTTTAACCATATCATAAGAGAAGCCACTTCATCTTTTAAATATGGGAGTTCATATATTTTAACTTCCTTTAAAACAGGTTCACCATTTAGTATTTTACTAATAGGATAACCATTTGAGTCTTCACCTACAGTTTCAAACTTAACATGTTGTATTGTTAATTTACCAATCTTTAATTTGGGGTTATGCTTCTTAATAATATACGCATAAATACTCAGTTGTAGGTTATAATGCTTGATATTACAATCATCTAAGTGATTAACAGGCTTATACAATTTGTTTGTAATACCCTCCCAATTAGTGTATCCTTTCTCTTTGATTTCCTTATTTGTTTTGTAATCATGAATGTTAATATACCCATCAACTACTTCAACTAAATCAGCTTGACCACATAGTGCCATTGATTTTAAATACACCATGTGTTCCGGGTATACTCCTTCTTCAAGCTTTTGCTTAGGTGCATATTTCACACCATCTACATCAATATCAGGCTTAATAATAGGTACTTCAATTCCATTACGTTCAATGGTTGTAAAGTCTAGCATATCAGCCTCTCTTTGGTTATGATACCAATTACCTAATTTAATAGCTCTATTAGTTTCATTATCCCAAGCAGTAAGTATTTCTTTTGGTGTCATACCATGCCACTTTGAACGCTTATTCTTTGATGATCTTTTTGCTTGACCATCTCTATCAAATTTAGGTTTGAATTTCCCTATGAAAGATGTTACACTAGTCCAATCAATTTTATCTTGATCATTACTTTCATAAATGTGCCCTTCTTCTTTAAAAATTATTGCCATGATTTAAGATATTGTGCTATACCAATAACCACCCTCTTGGTTGGTTGTGATACTGCTTGTTACACCATTACATATGTAATTAATTTGTATGCTCATTGTTTTTAATTTGTAGGTTAATTAGTGATTCTGTTTCTTCTGAAGTTACTGTTGGCCAATTACCTTTAGGGCATTCAGAAGATAAAGATCTTAATTTAAAATCTAAACTGCAACCACAGTCAGAACAACAAGGTTGAGTTCCGGGAGCTAAACAACTAGTTCCCTCAAGATCTAAAAGAGGACATTTTGCACAAATCTGATACCTGTCTGTAAATATAGCTTCTATATGTTCCTTCTTGAACATATTGTTTTTTATTCCTTCAGCAATTTTATCTACATTCTTGAAAGCATCAAGATATTTTGTCCATGGTTTAATCATCTTTTTTCTTTTTGAACTCTGTTTTGTTTAATATATTCTGCTCCATTTGTATAAGAGCAGTTGACATCTGATTTATGTTTTCAGTTATAGTTTCACTTTTAGCATAACCATTATAAGTTGTTTTAGCAATGTTTCCTAACATGCTTTTATTTCTTTTTATTGCTGCTTCAAGTCTACCCTTTCTTAATTCAAATGTACCTAATCCTTCCACATTGATCTTAGTATGAGCCAATTGAGATAATTTCTTTCTTAGCTTAGCATAGTAAAAAGATATAAAGTCATCCACCACTTGAGGGTGAACACCAACTTCTTCTGCTATACCAGCTTTAAATTCTTTATGCTTCTTTGGATTCACTTCCTAAAATTTTATAGTCTAATAACACCAATCCGTTTGTTTGTACATTTATAACCTTATTCAAAACAATAGTTTTTTTATTACTACCCATCTTTAGAACTAGGTTTTTCTTTTCAGCCTTTGATACTGCATTCCTTGCTGATTGTGCACTTTTAAAAATATTCAAGTCTGTTAATAAAATACAAAACTTAGCAATTTCCATTTTGGGATTTCTAGACAATACAGTCAAGAACTCTAAATCAGAATTGCTTATGATTATGTTTTCAAAGAAACAATATGTTATTATCTGGTATTTAATTGAGTTATTTAAACTAACTTTTAGTTTTAAATCTACTTTGTTTACTATTGCCATGATTACAAACTTAATATCATATCAACCAAGTTTGGATCAGGATGACAATCTGATTTATCCATTCTTACATTGGTATGGGTTAATAGTCCTTTTACTTTACCTTGGGCAGCTTCCATATGAAAACCAAAACCTTTAATTGGACCATATTTCTGAATGAATTGTTTTAATCCAATTCTAACATCAATACCATCTCTCTCACCAATATATCTAATCCACTTTTCAGTTTCTATAAGTTGTTTTTCAGAGTATTTGTGATAGTTTAGGTATCCTTTAAACGGTTCCTTCAATCTTGTTACTTCAGATGCAATAGCTTTACTTCCAATATAGGTTTTATCAGCATCATCTAAATAACCAAAAGAACATATCTCTAATCCTACTGAATGTCTATTCATCCATCCAGAATGAGTTTTTCCTAAGTGCCATGCTTGACACCCTTCTGGGAATGCCTGAACCATAACACCATCATATTCATCACTACCGTCTTTATGGTTTCTTCCACCTAGAACAAATTCAGTTCCCACTCTACCTCTAGAATCTCTACTCCAGTGATCAATAGTGTTGTATGGATTGTGCCAACCTGCCGTATGATGTATGAACATATATTCATTCTTGATGGGTCCTTTAATGTACTCATCTTTAGGCATATAATGCTTATGAATTAACTGCTCATAACTTGTAGTAAAGTATTGTCCAGATATATCATTGTCTTCATCAATTGCCTCATCCTCATTATTAGGCTTATTAAATAGCAGCACCCACATTTCACTCTCAACAATTCCAGTAACTTCTAAATCATTAGTAAGTTGATATCTGATGACAGCCTTTTCAGTCATAGGACCAAAGTGACCATCTTCTTTTAAACCAAGTTTTTGTTGAAGGTGTTTTACATTAAGACTTTTATCTCCTCTTTTAATTAACATAATAATGAGTTTAGGGATTAGTCTATTTTACTTGCTGCAGCTTCCATAGCTTGTTTGAAAGCAACTGCTTCTTCTGAGTCAGCGGGTACACCACCGTCTTTCTGGTCAGCATATTGCTGTGCCATAAACATTTGAGCTTGCATTCTTTCTGCTCTAGCCTTTTCAATAGCAGCTAATAGCATTTCATACTCAGCTTGTACTTCTAAGTGAGGTAAGTTCTCCTTGTAAAAAGCAGTGATCTCTTCTCTTCTTGCGTTAAGCTGTTCCTTTGTAAGTTCAGGTTGCTTGTCTTCTAAATTAGAATTGTTTGTTGGTTCTTGCATTGTATTTTTTTTAGTTAAACATTAGACAAATATATGTATAAAGTTTAAATAAAAAAAGTTTATGCACTCTTTTTAAAGTTTTTTATTTATTTCCATCAACTCTATTACGATTTTAAGTTCTTTTATTCTATGGAATTCTATTCCACCCTCTAGTATTTCAATTGACCAATCAGTAGGTTTCTCCACCTCTGTATCTGCACTACTAATTAATTCTATGTTGCCAATCTTATACACATAGTAATAAAACTTCTCTGCACCAGATTCCTCTGCGCTTACTTTTACTTTCTCAAATCCTAACTTGGTTATTTCTTGTTCAGTCATCACTCTTGTTCTGTTATGTTAATTTCAATTTTATCTGCCAGTTCTTGATCTGGTTGAACTACATCATTAGAAGAATTATTCTCTCCAATAAATAAAAGGAGTATGAGAAACAATACCCAAATTCCAAATATCTTTTCTGCTGTGTAATCTCTTTTCAATATGTCTTTTAGTTTTATCATACGTGGTGGGCTAATAAGTGCACGGCACTCTAGGCTATTAAATATTGTGAAATGAAGTAAGCTATCTTATATCCGGTGAATCCACCCAACGCTGTTGGTATTGGAAACAAAATAAACTTTGCCAGACTAGTTACATACTTAGGTCTGTTAATCACCTTACTGATATAGAAGTAATGAACCATATATCCTATGAGAACTGCTACATCCATTCTCAATGCAATAAAAGGAACTATCAGTGCTCCACTCATTCCAAAAAAGTAATTCTCCATTATTGCGTTACGGATCTCTCTTGAATCCGCTTCTTTAAACTCTTTTACTATCTTACTCATCTAATCTATTCAGTTATTACGCTTTCAGGAAACGCTTCATTCATTATCACCTTTATCTTACCACACTTCTCATACTCTTCAAATTCTATATAATAATCTATCATGGCTTCTAGTTCTCCCAACTCAGGTCCTTCATCAGGATCATAAGTTAATACTGCCGCGTACTGATCATCAGTCTCCTTCTCTAGTAATTCATCAAAGGTCAACTCTTTTGTTAAGAGTCTGTAGGAGTTACTGAATGCCTCAGCAAGTACCATTTCATCTATTTCCCTTTGTTTTATTTCCTCCATGAAACTATCTCCATCATCTTGCTCTTCATTATTCATATACAGTGTGTGTTAGTGATACCCTCTATGGCAATATACAAAATATAAAGAATATGAAGAAGGAAAATCCCTCTAACATTACATAATTGGGTTATTAAAAAAAATTTTTACTACCAAAAAAATGTATGTTTTAAGTGCTTGAGAGGTCCTATAGTTCTGATCCCCAGCAAATTTTTGAGGCAGGGGGTCCCCCCAGTAAGTAATCCTCATCAATTTATTTAAATATTTATATTATGAGTGTATTCTTTAGAAAAGTAAACATCAACACAGGAAGAAACAGTGCAACAGTGATAGTATCATCTGCACCATTGTCTAACAAAGTGTCATCACTAGCTGGAATGGCTGTGGCAACCAGAACTCAAAGTAATATTGTATTTGGAGTCTTGAGTCTATTAGACCCTGAAACCAATGAGACAATGAGAGCTGACCATCCAACAATTGCTGCAATTAAAAAGCAGTATAATGTAGGAGATGAATTGGAAGGATTCCAAATGACTGACAACTATGTGAAAGACATGGAGACAGGAGAAGCAACTACTCTAGTATGGGTGGAAGCTGTATAAATATAATGGAGGAGGGTGTAAAAGCTCTCCTCTTTATTTAACATTGGAGTTACTTGATTGTTACTTGATGTCTTTCTTTACAATCAAACTAGCAAGACATAACAAAAAGGAGGGCAAGAGTTATAACATATCTTATCTCTCTGCTCTCCAGCTGCTCCTTTCAGTCGCTTTCTGTCTGCTCCCCAGCTAATTCATGCACTGTTACTCATAAACAGTAATAAAATATTAAATACGCACACAAAAGTTATTTATATTCAAGTGTGTGATACAATGTGAAGGTGAGGTCTCATACACCACATATACCCATAAATCATCACACTTATAATTACTCTTATCCTATTGGTTATATATAGCTAACACTAGAGCAACTACAAGAGATACTCACTAAAAAACACATTAAGTATTAGTAGTCTCTCTCTCTATAGGAATAGTATCATATTATCCGTAATCTTTAAATTATTAAACATAAACAAAATACTAAAACCACATAACACTTACTAAAACAAAAAACAAACAATGGAAAACACACATGTAGTATCAGCAGAATCATTTGCTCAGTATAAATCCTTAATAGGTATAATACTATATAGCACAGATGATCAACAAGTAGTTAACTTTCACACAGGTGACAGACAACTCAAAGTAAATCGTGATGACTTAAGTACTCCTACACTGGAAGCAATTGAAAAAGCAATCAGTCGTAATGAAGAACTAAAAGAAATTGCATTTGAAAACAATCTAATTGAATTACATACTCAAGACGTGAAATCGTATATGAACTATGTATCAACTTATAATTAAACATATGAAAAAGTATATACTAATGCTATCAGTAATTGGATTAACAATCACAAGTTGTGGTTCAAGATCTAGTGACTTAGCAAAAAGAAGTAAAACCGTAAGAGTAAAACAACTTACGTATAATAGAGTATCTGAATCTTTTCAACCGTCAATAGGTACTAAACTAATGGCTGTTGATACACTATACAGACAAGGAGACACTATTTCAAACATAAAAGGACTATTCATAATAACACCATAAACTTACTAATCATGAAAAAAGCATCAAAGTACATTATCAAATTAATCTTTGTGGTAATCTTACCACTAATTAACTTAGGCCTATGGATAGGTCTATTTACACAAATGACAAGTTCAGTATCACTAACACTCGTGATGGCTCTTCTTTCATTAACAACATTATTAAATGCAGTCTTTTTCAATTCACATATGAAAAATACTAATCTATTACCTGAAATCAATTTTCAAGTAATGCCTATAATTGGCTTTGCAATAGGTGTAGATTCAAATGCATTTACAGTTATCATAGTAGTACCATTTTGTGCTATAGAAATAACACCAAGAAAAAAATAAATAGTGCCATACCTGACACCCTAACAACACCAGTAATTATATACTATAATAACACTAGGTAGTATGGCTAAGAAAGATTAGGTTAAGTAAGTGGTAACCAGAGATATAGTAGTTCTGATCGTAAATGGTCAGACTACTCTATTTCACAATACTCAAACAAATGAAAAAACTAATTGTAATTATACTACTTGGAATATTCTTTACAGGATGTACCTCAACACGTAGTACATGTAAAAAACTGCCAACATATGGTTGGTATAAGTAATGGGAAAGACATATAACTTATCAGCAGAAGCTGTCAGAGATCACCTAAGCAATCTTTATAACGCAAAGAAGTTAGGTAATGAAAAGAATATAGAACACCTCTTAAACTTGATGTTAACACTTCCAGAACATTCTATCAATGCTATGTTAATGATCTCTATAATAAAGGAGGAACATAAACCATTAAGTGTTGGTTGTCATGTAAAATATAAACCATCAGAATACTCATCATCATTTGGTGATAGAGATATTTTAATGGATAAAGGATTGATGACTCAAGATGGATTTGTCTTTGGTACAGTAGAAATGGATGGTTCATGGAATAATCATGATAGCTTTGATCCTTACTATGTCAATATGAAGGTTAAGTTTCTTATATGGAATGGTAAAGAAATACATCATTATGAAGAGAAAGTAGATACATTCTCATTAAAGCGTATAGATGAATTACCTGAATTCAATTTAACAGATGTCACTGACTTTATTGTCATTGATGAAGAAGAAATAACTCCAGAGAAAATAGTTCTCAAGGAATAACCTAAAAAATCAATTATTATGGCAAAATTAAGCATGGAGCTGCTAAAACAAGAGTTTAGCAAGTGGTCAAATTTAAAAAAAGCAATAGATAAAGTACATAATGGTAAATTAACACCATTTGGATTGCAGATGGTTAATGCATATCATTTAAATGATAAAGAACTTGAAGAAGAACTTGATCATAACACAGCTCTATTGCGTCTAATGAGTAAGCATGTCCAAAGATCTGAAGACAAACTATAGGTTTGGAATTGTATCACGTGATATAATACTTGCTCCAGATGTATCATTACAATCAAAGGCATTATATGCTGCGTTAGCATGTTATGCCAATAAACAAAGATCCTGTTTTCCTTCTATATCAACACTGTCCAATGACTTGAATGTTAGTGAAAGAACTATCAAAAGGTTGATTAAAGAACTGAAAAGTAAGAATCTTATACAAAGAATAGGCAGAAAGTTAGTTATAAAATAATGACGTTAGCTATATATATGCCTATTATTTGTTGAATTTAGAGAAATGAATTAAGATATTTGACTATTAGTGCAATATTATTTATATTTTTGTTAGACTTACTAGCATAAATAAAATGATAATACAATTGCCAAGCGGTAGAATAATTGAATGTTCAGTTGAACAGTATCTGTCTTTTTCTGACCAAGAAATCCAGGACCTCAACGGTCTAAGTTCAGCATATACCAAAGAAGTGGGTGACCCTTTTTACAACAAGTACTCACATAGATCCAATAAAGTTGATCCAGATCTCTCAGATTATATAATAGAGAATGAACCAGCATTGGATGAAATTGAGTCTTTTGAAAAAATGGATGACCCGTATTTTCACTCGGATGATACCTAAGAGATAGGTACTCCAATCATTTTATTAATTACACAAAAAACAAAATTATGCAAAGTAAAGTAAACATCTTAGCGGATGACATGGGAAATGTTGTGCGTCAATCTAACTCAAACCCTGAATTTGGTCATGTAAGACTACAACAAACAAGAGTAACTTTTGGTAACTCAGGTTGGGTAAAAAAATCAAACATTAGTACATTATTACATGGTAAGTTAGAAGATTTAAAAGACATGGGTCTTGAATCAATGGACTCACTACCAGGAAAAATCATTATCAAAGAACAGTTAGAAGCATTTAGTGCTAATGACGGTGATAGAGATTACAAAATGGCAGGTCAAACAGGTATAGTATGCTGTGTTGATGGACAACCTATTTATAGGAAAACATTCTTTGTAGCAGATGCTACCGCTCAGGATGTATTAGTTGCTCATAATAATGGTTCTGCCATTAAAGAAGCAAACGGTCTAGACAACAACACAATACAAAACATAGCTCCTGCACCTAAAGCAGAAGCATTTGGATTTGATGATAGTGAAGAAGGAGATACTGACAATGTAACTGATGAAGTTACAGATGAAGTTGAAATAGAAGAAGAAGTTGAAGAAACTTTTGAACTATAACACTAATTTCTAAAGAATGCTTGAGGTTTCCCTATAGGGAATTAATTACTGATGGGACCATACAGTAGCCTCTCTCATTTTTATTATTACACAATCACCAAAATCCAATTAAAACACATGTATTATGTTAACTCAAAACCAAATAACAACACTCAAAACAGCAGAAACTAAAACTTTATTATCTCAAACACTCCAACGTTACCACTATTACGGATTATTGGAAGAATACCAGTTACACCCAACCTCTATAACAAACAATTTTGAATATACAAGGTTAAACTCCTATCAGCATTTCTTATTTAAAAGAGTGTTGCATGGACTTAACGTTTATAGCAAAGAAGAAGTGGAGAAATTACACTGGGATAAAAAAAGAAGAATTTCAAAGGTCTGGAAAAGATCTCAAAGAGAAATCAATGCTTGGAAGCAGATGATATGCAATAAAAAGGTTAATGATTATTTTAAAAGAACATTCAAAGGCCCTACAATGGAGTATATTACATCAGTGCCAGCAACTGAAGTACTTGATGATTACAAAAACACCTTAACATTTAAAGAATTAAACATACAATATGAAGATGTAATACTACTCTTCATGTCTAAAGGTTTACTTCCTAAAAATTATTTGACTTTAGAGCCAAATGATCAACAACAAGGTCTGACTGTATGATTCAGCAGAAAAGAAAACTATGTAATAATTGCAATACTGAACAATTTATCTGGAAAAATGATAAAGGAAGCCGGTATTGCAAGAATTGCTGGTATAAATCTAAAGAACCTTCTACTAAACCATTACAGAGGAAACCAATCAACAAGAAGTCAAAGAAAATGCAGTTCATTGATCAAGCTTACACTAAACTAAGAAAACCGTTTATGGAAGCAAACCCAATGTGTCAAGCATCTTTGCATTGTTGTTCAGGTTCTTCAACAGATGTTCACCACAAAAAAGGACGTGGGGAATATCATCTGGTGGTTAGTACTTGGTTATCAGTATGCAGATCTTGTCATACTTGGATAGAAGAACACCCAAAAGAAGCAATAGAATTAGGATATTCATTAAAAAGAAATTAACATGGAACATAAAACACCCCCAACATCAATCTTCAATGAAATGAAGGAAGCATCAAAAGTAGTATGGAATACTATGGATGATACATATGGATATGTAACTGGAAAACTTGAAAGAGTTGACTCAATAGAAAACCATGCAGATAATGTAATGGTGTGCTATAGAATGTTTGATATGCAAAATCAACGTTTAATGAGAGCAGTACTATCAGTTGAATCATTAGAATATATTGATAACAACTTATAAGAACTTAATGTGGCCAGCTGAAAACACAATTTAGAGTAAGCTTTACTAATTATGAAAAATCATTGTTGTAGTAAATGTAAAAAGAAAACAATTGCAAGTTCATTCCCTACTTGGGTGTGTTTAAATGATAAATGTAGTAAATACTTACTACCTCAAGTTAAATAAAAGATTATGAATTACGATAAGTTTAAAACTGATGAGTTAGTAGAAATAGTAGTTACCAAGACTGGACTACCTTTACCTACATACTACTATAATAATTACGGAAAGTATATTACTGTTGTACCTGAGAATATACCTTTTGGTAATGGTGTAACTGGTATAGAAAATGCTGATATGCACGATACTTTTAGAGAGGGATGCATAAGGCTAATCAATTGGTATAGTAAAGAAATAAGTAAAATATAATGTATTATGAAAAAGTTTAAAAAGACAGTAATGGATGTGACTGTGGACAAGTTAATTGTGGGACTTGTGGTTAATAACGCATAACACACTACTAAGGTGAGTTTCAATGCACTTTAATAATAGTTATACGGAAACTAACCCGGAAATTACCGGATATACAATAATAACCATGACTAAAAAAGAAAAAGTATTAGCATGCTATGGATTTGTTAATATGAGATCTGCAGCTAAACTATGTGATGTGACTCCAGCTTATGTATCTGTATTATGGAGTAGAGAAGGTTTTCCTTATAAAGAAGAGCTTAGAAATAATTTAAAATACCCTTATTAAAGAAAATATGCAAAAAACAACATACCACATTAGAAAAACAGTCCTTGAGAAAGGTTACTCAGTAATATTAAATGATAGTCTTGGTTCTGTATTAGAACTATCTAACTTTGATGAGGCTTCACAGTTATGTCAAATAATGAATTCAAATACAGATAGTAATTGTAAATATGAACTGATAGTAGTTCAAGAAAGAATTAAAGATTAATCAAATGGGAAAAATAATAATTGACATAAGAAATGATATTACAGATGAAGATGCAATGAGTGCAGTACTTGCAGTTGTTAAAGAAGGTCAAGTATCAATTGGAGCAAAAAACAAAAAACATTACTGCTGGCTATCTATTCTTAATAATGGAATTCATGTGTCAGTATCACCAAAGTATAACTCAGATACAAATAAATTTATTGTATACTTAAACAAACCTAGATAATGAAAAGAGATGAAATTCAAAAAGAAGCATTAGATATTGCCTTAAATAATAGAAGATGTGGATTAGCAATTTCTATGGGTGTAGGTAAAACCAGAATAGCAATACAGCATTTACAGTATTGTTACAACCCATTAGTAGAAGTCTTAGTAGTAATACCAAAGCATTCTGTATCTCAAGCATGGATAGATGAGTTAGGAAAGATGAACTTAGAAAGTTTAGTTAAACATATAACGTTTACTACCTACTTATCAATCAATAAACACAACCCTAATGACTATGATGTAGTTTATTTAGATGAATGTCACAGTCTTTTAGACTCACATGACAAGTTTCTAAGTAGGTTTACTGGTAAAATCCTTGGATTAACTGGTACACCACCTAAACATCAAGATTCAGAAAAAGGTAGAATGGTCAATAGATATTGTCCAATTAAATACACATTTACAGTAGATCAGGCAACTGACTCTAACATTTTAAATGATTATAGGATTATAGTTCACCAGTTACAATTATCAAAAATACCTGCTCTTAAGAAAAAAAAGAAAGATGGTGGTCATTGGTACACTACTGAACAAAAAGATTATGATTATGTAAGTGGAAGAGTAGCAGACGCTCAAACACCAAAGCAGAAACAATTTGCTGCAATTATGAGAATGAGAGCATTAATGGATTATAATACTAAAGAACTATATGGTAAATCATTATCAAAAAGTTTAGGTACTAAATGCATTATATTTGCCAATACTCAAAAGCAAGCAGATGTACTATGTAAACATAGTTACCATTCTGGGAACAAGAAATCTGATGAAAACTTAGAATTATTTTCTGATGGTAGAATAGATAGACTATCATGTGTGCTACAATTAAGTGAAGGTATTACTATACCAAAACTTAAACAAGGAATAATACTCCACGCATATGGTAATGAAAGAAAATCTGCACAGAGAATTGGAAGATTACTTAGATTAAACCCAACAGAGACAGCAGTATGTCATATACTATGTTACACAAACACCCAAGATGAAGTCTGGGTAAAGCAAGCTTTAAAAGACTTTGATCAAACAAAAATTACATTTTATAACCCTTTAAACAAACAAAAATAACCATGGAAATAGCATTAGTAATATTAGGTATAGCATCAGCAGTAATAATTTCAATATTCACTTACCACATTGGTAAAGAAGTTGGAAGAAACAAAGGTAAAAATACCTTAAAAGCAGACATCAATAGAATGACTGTGCGTACCATGTTGGTACACAAAAGAGATAACCTTAAAAATTTATAGTCATGGGTAAAATGAAAGAATTATTTATAGAACAACAAGATGAACTAATGTACAGAGGATCTCAAGATCCACGTATAATAGCATTATTTAGACCAGATGTAGAAAGTACTTTTATTAAAGTAGATAATCATCCATGTCCTAATTGCAATCAACCTGCAATAATGCGTAATGAATCTGAGGCATGTTGTGAAGCATGTGGTCAATCATATGTATACGTAGGCTCATCATTAAGATTTAAATGATGAGAGCATATACATACAGCATTGATGATGATACAGATGTAGAATTCATATACAGTTATGATCCAGGAGAAGAAGAAGTTCATACTGAATCAAATGGAGATCCAGGAACACCAGGTTCTCCTTCAACTATAAACATAACAAGAGGTTGGGTGACATTAGAATCATCAACACCGGGTGAAATGGTAGAGGTTGATATACTACCATTATCAGATCAATTAGACATAGATCTTGAACATATTGAAGAACTAATACGTGAAGAACATGAAGGATAATATATTTGTTACAGCATCAATAAAGAATGGAAGAATTCACTTCCCTATAAAAGCTACAGGAACTAAATTTACAAGTTTCCTGAGTCAGTTACCTGATGACTCTAAATTAGAGATCTTTATAGGAGTGGGTGGTGAAAAAGGGAGTAATCCTCAATTAGCTAAGATACATGCAATGATTAAAGAAATAGCACAAGAAATTGGCTATACTTTTGAAGAAGCAAAATCAGTTGTGAAAGAAAAATCAGGACTTTGTTTTTTAAAAGAAGGTAAAGAGTCTTGCAAGTCATTTGCAGACTGTGATAAAGATGAATTAAATCTTGTAATTCAAGCATGTATAGAAATTGGTGACTTTAGTGGAATGAACCTAAGATAACTATTTAACTATAGTCATCTTAGCATTCAATTCTTTAAGTTGTTCAGTTACATTTTCACCCTTGTTAATTGCTTGAGTTAAAGCTTCAATTTCAGCTTTAGTAGCTGTAGTTTCAGTTTCAATCTCCAATCCTTGCTCATGAGCTTTGAATTTAAATAACTGTATTAGTGAAAATAAAGTATAGATGTCTGATTCAAATTCATCTAATTGAATATTTTGTTTTTCACCTTCAGGAAGTTCATGTTCTGTTACTATTGTATCAAACTTAGAAAAAATAACAGGCATTTCACCAGCTCTATCAGAGTTAATGATCATTTTGTTAGTAATTCTTTGTAAACCATGAATATATGCAGGGCTAATTATAAGACCTTCCATGTTTTTATTGAAATCATAAGTAATAGTAGTGTGTAATTTATCGTCAGCCATAATGTTAATTTATTTATAATAACAAAGATAGTAAAAATATGCAAGAAAGTATAAACATCATAAAGAAAATGTTGCTATCAGATTTTAAAACATCTGGTTGGAATGATATATTAAATCCTTTTATAGAAAGTGAAGCCTTTGAAAGCATCACAGAAACACTAAGTAATTTAGTAGAACAGGATAGAAGATTTACACCAAAGTTTAAAGAGGCATTTACACCTTTTCTAAAAACAAATTTATCTGAACTTAAAGTAGTAATAGTTAATCAAGATCCGTATCCACAATTTGGAGTTGCTGATGGATTAGCTTTTAGTTGCTCAAAAACAGGTAAAGCAGAAAAATCTTTACAATACATACTGGAAGAAACAATAGGTAATTTCACTACTACAGGAAGAGTATTATATACTCCTGAAGAGTGTGATCTTAAACGTTGGGCAAACCAAGGTGTATTATTAATTAATACCTCACTTACATGTGAAATTAATAAAATGGGTTCACATACAACAATATGGAAACCATTCATTGAATATGTATTTGAAATGATAAATAAAAATAACAAGGATATTATATTTATACTGATGGGAAGAAAAGCTGAACATTGGCAATTACGTTTACCAGGACAAAAGATTTTTAAATGCTCACATCCAGCATCTGCTGCATATAACGGTGGTGTTTGGAAGTCTGATAACATCTTTATTAAAGTAAATGAAGAATTAGATAGACAAGCTAAAACTTGTATATCATGGTAATAATACCTATATTTGTAAATCCCAACAACCAATATTAAATGACTAATAATCAAGAGATTAAACAAGAATTAGAGATAGAAGTATTCAAAGAAAGAATGCTTAAAGTCTATGGAGCAAATGTATTTGTATATACAAAAAACAATACAAAATTCAATATTGATCTTGAAACTATAGGTGCATGTGCACTACAAGCAGTAAAGAACAACAATCCAGAATTCAATCATATTAAATCTTTAAGTATAAGAAAGAGACCTAGACCCTTTTTAGTTTATGTTCAGGCTTTATCATATATAGCATATAAAGATGGACATAGCAAAACAAACATAGGTTTATATTTAAAAAGAACTCATGCTACAGTAATAAACTCAATCAAAATGGTTGAGAATGCTTTGTTTACCAAAGATAAATTGATACTTAAAGCAATAGATAACATATTAAAAGAAATAGAACATGTGGGAACTATTCCAAAAAATCTTAAAAGCAAACCTGAGCCCAAACCAAGCGTTGATATTATTTGGGATGAAGCAAGGCATTTCATTGCCTCAAATTTTAGAGAGTGATAAGGAAGTATTATTAAAATTAGGTTATATAAACCTGGAAGATAAAAGATACAAACTTACACCTCAAGCAAAAAAACTTATAGCACTCCTAGATAACTATTTTATAAAAGCAAAGAAGAAAACTAACATCCAACTTATGGGTAAAGATTTTGCTGAACAAATAAACATCTATAGAGAGACATTTCCTAACAAAAGATTACCAAGTGGTAAACCAGCAAGAGTTAATGTTAAAATGTTATCTGAATCATTTAGATGGTTCTTTGAAACATATGAATATGAATGGGCTGATGTAATAAAAGCCACTAAGATGTATGTAAATGAGTACAGGGATGCAGAATATTTATATATGCAGACCAGTCAGTACTTTATATGCAAGCAAGACAAGCATAGAGTTAAATCTTCAACATTAGCAGATTACTGTGATATGATTAGAGATGGTATAGATACAGAAGAACAAACCTTTAAAGAAAAAGTAGTATGATAGAAATTTTATTAAATAAATTATCATGATGAACAAATGGATTAACCCAACAATACTTTGGGACTGGGATGACTTTGGATTTGCTTTAATACTAAGAAGGCAGAATAGAATAGCAAACTATAAATTTGCAATAGATATTCAAATAGGATGGTTCAACTTATGGACACAATTCTGGAGAAAACCTATGACAAGTAAAGAATGGGTTGAAAGAGAAATGGCATCTGAATATGGATGTGACTGGCTTGAGCAAAGTCTTGAAGCTTTAAAAAACCCTGATGTAAGAGAGGACTTAAAAAAAACATTAAATAAAGAATCATGAAAATATCAGTAGATGAAATAGTCAAGATGAAAAATTTGACAAATGATGCCTTAGATAGAGCATATAAAAGAGGAGTTCAAGATGAAAGAGAAAGAGCATTGCCTAATACATTGTTTGATACATTGTTAAAATATGGTATAGAATCTGAAACACTTCTTGAATCACATATAAGTAACGGACCTTCAGATGGTTGTCATTGGATACAATTAAAACCAACTAGAGATGGTAGTGAAGGAACAAAATATGTAGAAATTTCTTTTCAAGAGAATTTGATGGAAATAGATTTTGTTGGAATAGTAGATGTTGAGCCATGCAAGTAGATTTAATATCAAAAACAACAGGTTTAGGTTCTTATAAGGATTTAGATCAGGCTGAAATAGTTGCAGCAATTGCAAGACATGGAACTATAAAAGAAGATAATGGTAAACTAATCAAGTATCTTATGAGCAATGCTCATTGGAGTCCATTACAGCATATATCATTTGGTTTTAAAATTGAAACCAGAAGAAGTATTTCTGCACAGATATTTAGACATAGAAGTTTGAATGGGCAGGAATGGTCTTTAAGGTATGCTGAACCTTTAGGTTTTGAAGAGATAGACATTAGAAGAGAACACCCTACTAATAGACAAAGCAGTACTGACACTTTTAATCCTGAATGGAAAGACATTCAATGGGGTGGAAGACATGATGGTGAAGAATATACAACAAACGCTAAAGCTGCAATTGAAGCACTCTTTATAACAATAGAGAACCTATATGGTACTTTAATAGAAGAAGGAGTTGCTAAAGAATGTGCTAGAGATATTTTACCTTTATGTACAAAAACTACAATTCATATTACAGCCACTTTAAGAGACTTATTAGGATTTCTTAACGTAAGATGTGATGATCATGCTCAGAAAGAAGTGAGAGACATTGCTGTAAGAATAGGTGAAGAATTAGAGAAAGAACTACCCAATGTTTTCAATAAATTAGATTGGAGAAATGGAATGTTCATGTAAACTTAAAAATTATGAAAAACTTAAAAATCTGGCACATAGGAGATACTCACACGTATCATGGACTATTAGAAATACCTGAAGGAATAGATATAGTCATCTTTAGTGGTGACTGTTCTAACCCTAGAGCTCCTTATACTAATGAACCTGAAGTTAGAAACTTTTTAGATTGGTTCAAAAATTTACCTATTAAACATAAAGTGTTTGTAGCAGGTAACCATGATTCAAGTATTGAGTCTAAACTTGTAACTAAAGAAGAATTCCATTTAATAGGAGTACACTATTTAGAAAATGATGATGTTACAATTGAAGGATTGAAAATATGGGGAAGTCCTCATACACCTACTTTTGGAACTTGGTCATTTATGAAACAAAGATCTAAGTTAGATAAGGTATGGAAAAGTATTCCAGATGATACAGATATTATAGTAGTTCATGGACCACCTAAAGGAGTCTTAGATTTATCCTATGATAGATATGGTACGTTAGAATTTTGTGGATGTTCAGCTTTAAAGAAAAGAGTGTTGAGTTTACCAGGTTTAAAATTAGTTTGTTTTGGTCATATTCATAATAACAAAGATGTAATCAATGCGGGTACTATGAAACTAAGTGTACAAGATACTATTTTCAGTAATGGTTCAGTATTAACAGACGGTAAGTTTGGTAGATTAAGTAGTAATGGTAATATCATAGAATTATGAGTAAAATAAAACAGCCAAAAATACATTTAACTTTAGATGAGTTATTAAAGGAAACACTTGGACCAAATGAAGATAGTAAATGGAAGTTGGTAAGAGAACGTGATAATTTAACTAAATATTCAGATGATGTACTATGGGTGGAGTGGAATGAAGATAGAACATTCAAAGCAAAGCATAAACACATTGATATTGGATATGCTCTACTGATGTCACCATTCAACGGTTCATTTACATGGCAAACTACACAAGTAACTGAGATTATAGAAGAGAAGGACTCTTATATAAAGTTTAAAACAAATAATAGCAATTATAAATTATACAGAATATGAAAATAGATGTAAAGAAAATAAAGTAGATTATTAACTTTGTATAAAGAATTAGAACACTTTGAAAAGTTGGAATTCTCAGTACAGGATGATGGTAAAACCTTAAAGATATTCTTAGATTGATTTTACCCCAATAATTATATAAAAAATTAATTTTACCCTTAAAAGATATGAAAGCAATATTAAAATTTGATTTAGATAACATTGAAGATGAAAAAGATCACATGAGATGTATGAAATCATCTGATATGGCATGTTTTATTTGGGAATTAAAACACAATTTCTGGAGGAAGTGGAAACATGATGATACAGATTTTACTTTAGATAATTATATGGAAGCACTTCATGACTTAATGGAGGAACACAATGTTCACATAGATGAATTAATTGATTAAATAAACTATGACACAAAATGAAATAGACATATCACTTAGTAAGTTAAACTTAGTTCTTGAAGATTTTCAAATGCTTAGAGATGGAACATGGATTCCTGACACAGAAACTTGTGAAGCAAGCATGGAAAATATCACGGACATTATACAAATTATAGAAAATGAGTAAACCAAAAGAAGGATGGGTAGGTCAATATGCTGCCTTTAATGAAGCATTAAAATACATGCATGCCAGGCAAAATGGATTAGAGAAATCTATCTATACACCTTGGCCTAAATTTAATGATGCTGCAACTGATGGTTTAGAGTGGAATACATTAACTGTTATTGGAGGAAGACCTGGATCAGGAAAGACTTTAATTAAAGATCAAATTATTAGGGAGTCATTTGCACTCAATCCTAATGATAACTTTAGAGTATTAGAATTTCAATTTGAAATGGTAGGAAGAACTTCAGCCATTAGAGAGTTTAGTTCTTTTACAGGAAAAACATATAAAGAATTGTGTAGTGCAGGTAGTACTTTACAACCTGATATACTAAACACATGTCATCAATATGCTAAAGAAAGAGTTAAAAATCCAGTAGACATCATCAGTACACCATTAACAGTAAATCAAATGCGTGAGCAAATTGATATGTATATGAATTTACACAAAGGAACAAAGACCATGATCACATTAGATCATACTATGTTGGTGAAAAGGGCCCCTTATCAGAACAATACATTAGATATGATGTTTGAATTAGGAGAGTTTTTTACACAGTGTAAAAGAGATTACCCTTGTCTGTTTATTGCATTATCACAGCTTAATAGAAATATTGATAGCCCAGACAGAGCAGTAGATGGTAAATATGGTAACTATATACTTGAATCAGATATATTTGGTTCAGATGCAATGTTGCAACATGCAGATATGCTGATAGGTATCAACAGGCCAGCCAAACAAAAGATTAGGTTTTATGGTCCGGATAGATACATGATTGAAAATGATAGAACTCTTGTACTACACTTCCTTAAAGCAAGGAATGGTGATGCAAGAATGAGTTTTTTCAAAGCTAAATTTGAACAAATGAAAATTGAGGAGATGGCAACTCCCGGACAACAAGAAAGAAGATAATTAACAATATGAATCTATGTCAATAACAACTGCAGTACGCAAGCAAAGAGTATCTACTCTAAAAGAAGAGCATGAAGCTTACTTTCAAACTGAAGGTAAAATAAATGCACTATATATTCCCAAGATGGCCTATAGACCGTCTGGTAAGGATGAACTACATGTTAGTTTCTTTCCTAGTGAATTAGAAAATGAAGAAGACATTTATACTGAATTTGTCAGTATAGATTATATAAGTGAAGACCCTAAACGGACTTTATATCTTGTAAACTATAACCCACACTGGAAATCAGAGTATGAATTAATAACTTCAAACTCAGGATTTCAAAGACATTTGATTCCAGTAAGTGAGTTGGTAGTTATAAGTGACGTTACTGATAGAAATAAAAAACTTTCTACTTCAGGAATGATTACAGAAAACTTAGAGCAAACATTGTTTGAGCTACCAGATCCAGATGCAGGAACTGCAAATGAAAAATCATTACTGATAGATAAGTTAGAAGACATCAATCAAACATTAATAACATTAACAAAAGTAATCACTAAATTAACTAAGTAAACTATGGCAACTTCAATTCTCATAATAGCAGACTCTGGTACAGGTAAATCTACCTCTATCAGACATCTGAATCCTGATGAAACGTTCATCATTAACATTGCTAATAAACCTTTACCATTCAAAGGATGGAAAAAGAATTACACAGCAATCAGTAAAGAAAATCCACAAGGTAATCTTGCATCAGCATCCTCTGCTGCAGGTATAATTAAAGCAATAAACCATGTAGATCAAAAAAGGCCAGCAATTAAAACATTAATAGTTGATGACTGGCAGTATATGAGTTCTTTTGAATATTTTGATAGAGCAAATGAAAAAGGTTATGATAAATTCACTCAAATTGCGGCTAATTTAGCAATGGTAGCTAAAATCCCTAAAGATTTGAGAGATGACTTAACTGTAATTTTCTTAACTCACTCAGAAGATTCAACTGATATTAATGGAAATAGAAAAATCAAAGCAAAAACTATTGGTAAAATGATAGATAATACATTAACTTTGGAGGGTCTATTCTCAATAGTTCTATTTGGTAAAGTAAATAAAAATGATGATGGTGAACTTGAATATGGTTTTGAAACTCAGAACTCAGGAGAGAACACATGTAAATCACCACAAGGTATGTTTGAAGATTTCTTCATCCCAAACAACCTGCAGTTTGTTAAAGACTGCATTAAGAAATATGAAGAGTAAACAATTAATAAATCAATAAAAAAAGCAAAAGTATGTTAAACACTAGCGGAATGTCAGCGGGAAGCGGCAAAGAAAAACCAGTAATTGGACCAGGAAATCAACTTGTAAAAATCAATTCAATCTCATTTGATCAAACACCATATGATGCATCAGCATTCAATATTATGGTACATGTAGAGTCTGAACCAATGGAAGGTGAATTTCAAGGATTCTTGAAAGATGTAAATCAACCAGAAGGTGCACGTTATGCAGGACAGGTTGGAAGAGTTAGATATGCTCCATATCCTTATAAAGATGCAACCTTACCAAATGGTAGTGAAATCAGTAGAGATACTGAAGTGATGAAAGCAATGATTGCTTTATCAGAACAACTAGGTAAAAGAACAGAGTTAGATGCTATCCAGGCAAATACTATTGAAGAATTCATGGACAAATGTAATGGTATATTTTCATCACCATTGTTTGTTAATATGTGTCTTGGTACTCGTGAGTGGGAGAATAAAGATGGTTATGTAAATAATGATCTATTCTTACCAAAGATGAGTAAAGATGGTATTCCTGTAGAAGCAGTTGATGCACCAAACTCAAGATTATTGAAGTATGATACTAATAATAAGAATCATTACAGACCAGTAGTTAAGAAGGATGCACCATCAACAAATAGTTTTGAACCGGCTACAACAGCAGGTGATGATTTTGATTTGTAAATCATAATAATTAAATTAAAGGGGTTGGCTCATGGTCATCCCCTTTTTTTTATTTAATTTTAGCTTATGTTTAATACAAAAAATTTAGTACTAGAAGAATCAGATATACCAAGCTACTGGGTATTTCAATATTACCTTAATTTACCTGATACATTAAGTGGTCAGGATGTTAAGCTTACATCAATATTTAATCCTAATGAGAAAACACCAAGCTTTTGTATTTATGTTGATAAAAACATAAACCAATACAAGTTTAAAGATTTCTCAACTGGTAAAAATGGTAACAAAGTAGATTTAGTCAAGATGTTATTCAATGAAGCATACCCGGCAGCGGCTATGAGAATTGTAAAAGATTATAATAAGCACATCAAAACTGATGGTTTTAAAACTGTAGACTTTAAACCTGAAGCAAAGTGGGAAGTAGATTTTGTCAAGACAAGGAATTGGAATGAAAATGATAGCAAATATTGGTTATCATTCAGAATTGGAATGACTATACTAACAGAATTCAATGTTAAACCACTTGAATATTATAACCTCTTAAAATCTGATGAAGACCGTGTTAGCACATTAAGAATTGAAGGTATACCACTTTATGGTTACTTTGACAAACAAGGTGAGATATATAAAATATATCAGCCTACAAGCAGTAATCATAAATTTCATAAAGTAAAATCTTATCTGCAAGGATATGATCAATTGAAATTCAATCAACCTTACTTAGTAATATGTTCATCACTTAAAGATGCATTATGTCTTAAAGGAATGGGTTATAACATAGAAGTTGTAGCTCCAGATAGTGAAAATGTAATGATTAAACCTCATATCATGGAACACTTAAAGAAGAAGTATAAAAAAGTTATTACTCTCTTTGATAATGATGAAGCAGGGACCAAAGCAGTAGATTCATATGCCAACGCATATAAAATCAATGGATTTGTACTAACTATATGCAAAGACATATCAGACGCTATGAAAAAGTATGGTTTTGATAAAGTACATCAACACCTAAAACCTTTATTAAAAACAACATTAAATAAATAAATATGAAGAATAAAAAATGGTTCATCCCCGGATCAGTTCCCTCTTCTAAGAATGGAAGAAGATGGACTGGTAAATACTTTATAGCCAGCAAGGCTGTAATGAATTATAGAAAAATAGCCAAAGACTATTATGCAAAATATGCAGATGAATTCAAAGCTGAATTAGCAAAGCATGAATTACCAGCAAGAATTGCATTTACATTTATTAGAGGTTCACGTCATAAATTTGATTATTTAAACCCTGCACAAACTGTACAGGATGATATGGTTAAAGCAGGATGGATAGAAGATGATAACGCTGAATTTATAAATCCAGTATTTGTACAATATATTTATGATAAAGAAAGCCCAGGTGTTTATATAGAAATATTAAAAGACTAACTGATGAGTGATATCACATTTGATGAATTTTTTACATTAAGGAGTCTATTGAATGGCTCTGAAGAAGATTATCAAATTGCTATAAGTAATTTAGATAACTTAGTATATAATGATAAAAAGATAGTTGACATATTATTTATTAAATCACTGTACGCTGAGAAGAGACAATCTTTTCTAAAATGTGGTGCTTTAGAAAATGAAATTATGTACAGACCAATCTTATTAATGGGAAAGGCTATCTACTCCCGTATCTTAAAAGAAGCAGATAAAAAAGTATATAAACAAATACTCAAGGAAATAATGAAATAAATTAAAGAAATATGCAGAACATACAAGACTTAGTTGCTAAGACAACTAAAGAATTAATTTTAGATGAGCCTTTTTATGGGCTCTTTTTAATTGGTATCAATAAGCAATACAGTGATAAGATTCCTACAGCAGGGGTTAGTAAACATGGTATTGGTATGCAGTTAACTATAAATCCAGAGTTCTATATAAACTTAAGCTTGCCTCACAGGGTAGGATTAATTAAACATGAACTGTTGCACATTGCATTTGGACATTTATTAATGAGAGATTTATACTCAGATTTTAAACTATTTAATATAGCAGCGGATCTAGAAATAAATCAATATATAGACAGTGACAAGCTACCAGAAGGTGGTTTATTACTATCAAGTTTTCCAGAATTAAATCTTCCTACTAAGGCAGGGACAAAAGTTTATTATAATCTTTTGGAACAAGCACAAGAAGATGGTACATCACCTTCATTAGATAACCTAATGGATAGTATGAACGGAGAAACTGAATATGATCACTCTACATGGGCTGATTTTGATGACTTATCTGAACCAGATAAAAAGCTAATGCAAAAACAAGTTGAACACCAGTTAAAAGACGCTGCTGAAACAACTATTAAAAAGCAAGGGCATATACCTGGAGAATGTAAGGAGTTAATTGATAGATTATTCCATGTTGAACCTGCCAAATTTGATTGGAAACAATATTTAAGAAGATTTGTGGGTAATTCTAGTATAGTATATACAAGAAAGCTGAGACGTAAGTATAACAAACGTTATGCTGAGAATCCTGGCCTTAAGATCAAATTTAAAAATCACATACTTGTTGGTATAGATACATCAGGATCAGTTAATACAGATGAGCTCAAAGAGTTTTATAATGAGCTACATCACATGTCTAAGACAGGACATAAAATAACTGTTGCACAATGTGATACAAGTTTGAATTCTGTTAAAGAATTTAATCCAAAACAAGCATGGGAAATTAACGGAAGAGGTGGAACATCATTTCAACCAGTAATTGATCATTTCAATGAAAAGAAAGGGACATACACGGCCCTTATCTATCTAACTGATGGTGAAGCATATCCACCACATAATTGCCCATCAAATACTTTATGGGTGTTAAGTAGCATCTCTGACATGAATGATGATTTACCAGGTAAAGTTATAAAATTAAACTAAACATGGGACGTTATTATAGTGGAGACATTGAAGGGAAGTTTGCCTTTGGTGCTCAAAGTAGTGGTGCAGCAGATAGATTTGGTGTATCAGGTGAAAGTCCTGGTTATATTGAGTATTTATATACTGAAGATAACTTAACAGCTCTTGAAGCTGAACTTAAAGCAATTGAAGCTTCATTCAAAGAGTATAAAACACCTCTTTTAGCTTATTATGATTTATTTGGTGTAGAAGATGATGTTGAAATAACATTTGAATCTTACATTGAAAAAGGTGATTTTAAACCTATGGGTCCTATTATGCAAGATGATTTCAATGATTATAGAATAGGTAAAAAAATACAAAACTGCGTTATAAAGCATGGAGAATGCTCATTCACTGCAGAATTATAAACAAAAACAAAAATTAATTAAGAATATGGCACAAGTAAATTTAAACGTAACAGAATTAAAAGGTTTTGTAAACCACATCATTAAGAACAACAGATACTTACAGGAAAGCGGAAAGAGCCCTGTATCAGTAGAAGTAGTTGGTGAATCAGGGATTGGTAAAACTTCAACTATTGTTGAGTTGGCTGAAGAAAACAAATTAAATTTTGTAAAGTTAAACTTAGCACAGATTGAAGAACTTGGAGATTTAGTAGGATTTCCTGTTAGACAATTCCAAATGTATAAAGAGACAAAAGTTTCAACAAAAACAAATGATATATCCTATACAGCAGCACAAAGATCAGCTGCCTCATCAAGTCTAGCGGCTATGCCTCAAACAAAAACTAAAAAAGTTGGTTTGTGGGTTGATGAACTTGCAGTACAAGAATACCTAAAGAATGGGTATAAAATGTCAGGTAAGAACAGGATGTCATATTGTCCACCAGAGTGGATTGCAGATGCAAAAGATGGTGGTATTTTATTATTGGATGACTGGAATAGAGCTGATACAAGATTTATCCAAGCAGTAATGGAATTAATTGACCGTCAGACTTACATCTCATGGAAATTACCAAAAGATTGGCATATCATCTTAACAGCAAATCCAGATAACGGAGACTATATGGTTAACAGTGTAGATAGTGCACAGAAAACTAGATATGTAACTGCTAATCTTAAGTTTGATGTAAACATCTGGGCAGAATGGGCTGAGTCAGCAGGGATTGATACTAGATGTATTAACTTCTTATTACTTCACCCGGAGCTTGTAACACAGGAAACTAATGCAAGATCAATAACAACGTTCTTTAATTCAATCTCAAGTTTTGATAGTTTTGAAGAGAACTTATCATTAATTCAAATGATTGGTGAAGGATCTGTTGGAGATGCATTTGCTTCTATGTTTACTACATTTATTAATAACAAACTTGATAAATTAGTTACACCAAAAGATTTATTGACTCATGACAGTGAATCATATATCTTAGGAGAACTAAGAAGTTGTATTGGTAAAGATGATACATACCGTGCTGATATTGCAGCTACATTAGCAACACGTTTGGCTAATTACTCTGTAGTATATTCTAAGGAAAACACAGTTAGTCAGAAGATTACTGATAGATTAAAAGCACTTTGTACTAAAGATTACTTCACAAATGATCTTAAGTATTTAGTTGTTAGAACAATATTTAGTGGAAATAAACAAAAGTTTAATAAACTAATGATGGTTCCTGAAATTATCAAAATGACAATGAAATAGAATTTAAAATTATGGCAAATAAATCAGTTTATCAAGATTTTGATACTGATGCATTAAACCACTATGGTCTAGCAGCAGCTCCTAAATTAGGAGTTGTTGTTGGTTCTATAGTAGAAGATGTATTGGTTACTCAAGATCAAACAACATTTGAAAAAATACAAAGGTCTCTATCAGTTCCAACTGAATCAGGGACTACGTTTATAAATAAAAAGAAAGCATTCATTCTACCAAGATGTGACGTATCACAAGACAGGTTGAAAGCAGCTTTGAAAGAACATGGAATTGCTGTTACAAATGATTATACTTTAGCAGATCTTATTGTAGGTCATGAAGATATATACAGAAGATTTGAGAACAGTGAGAATATCATGAGTTCAATAATGATGTCTAAACTTTGGAACTATGAAACAACTAGTGGTGCAGGGGGAAGCAGTCTTCCTTTAAACACCATAATTGAAAATCATGGAAAAGTAATTGTAACTCATAAAATAACTGAAAAGATCAGATACTATGATTTGAATATTGAAACTTCACTTTATGATGAATGGTTGATTACAGGATTGGCATTAAACTTAGCTTATCTAATTGATACAACTGGAGGAGATATTTCAGTTATAGATCCTGAAACCGTATTGCATAGTTCTGCTAATAAGGTAGTTATGGATGAAGAACTTTTAAGTGATTTATCTAGACAGCTTCAGGCATATGGAGATGATAATAAAGCAATGGCTGCTAAAATGATTCCATGTATTGATTACACTAAAAATTTTCATTTACTATGGAGGTTTGCACAAGATAATGATGGCAATATGTACTCCTTTAATAGGGATAAAGATATTCAATATTGGTTATCAGTATCAAACTTTAATAAATTCACTAGACTATCTGCACAGGATATGATATTGTGGTTAGAAAAGAAAGAGTATTTGAATGCAGTATCATTTAGATATTTAGAGCCTATAGTTAGAAGAGAAATAAGCATACACAACAGAGATCTTTATACATTTAAAGTGGCTGTAAAAAAAGAATACCAACAATATTTAGGTACTAAAACTTAAAACAATGAAAAAAAGATATCAAGTAAACTGGAACCAATCAGAAGAAAATGTCACAATAGTGAATGGTAAATGTAAATTAAAAGCATCAGCGTTTGATGTTCTATCTGCAGGTACATGGGTTGGGCATAGTAATGATTATGCTATAACAAAAGCAGATAAAGTAAGAATTGGTGTTGATTTTAAAACACCAGATACATTTACAATACAGGATAAAACCATATATAGATTTCCTAAGTTGGATTTACCTAGACAAAAGGTGGATTTACTTAAAGAAAAATACAATGTCAAAGTAATTAGAGACCCAAATAAAGCAGATATTCATGTAATTTCAGATAAGTTATTTGATAGCATATTTGATTACAATTGGCAAACATCATCAACGTTTCTACACTTCTTTAAGGTATTAAAAAAACTAAAAGAAGATGATCACCTAACTGTAGGTGCATTAGAAAAAGTTAAAGATATAATGGAAACTGTTGGTGTAGACTCAATGGTTAAATTAGAAAATAAGTATAGTTATAGACACAACAGTTATTCCAATCCAGATGCAACTTCTATATTTTTAGATATTATAAATGGATTATGGTTAAATGAAGAAGTTAATATGAATAAGGACATCATCATTGATGATAAAAATATTCAAGATTTCTTAGACATTAAAAACAGTAGTGCTACAGTTCTTTATGATACTGATGTTATAGGTATTATAGATGGCCAACTTGCTGTAATTGATAATGTAGAGTATGAAGGTATCCGCAAAATGATAGTTAGTAATGATAAAGACAATAGGTCATTAGCATTAGAAATGCTAGCAAATTGTAATGTGGATAAATCATATGATGTAGTCTCAAGTATTTTTTACTGGGAATACAACTGGCTAAAAGATACCAATAACTGGAATAGTGTAAATGTTAAAGCATTAAGAAAAAGACTAAAGGAATACCAAGGTGGACCTTGTACTTCTAATATATATGCTTATAATAAATACATTAATAATTTGGTTAAAGATGATAAATTAACTGAATATGCAGTAAATGAAACAAGAAAGAAACTGTATCATGAAGTTTTAGGAAACCTTGTTGGTACTACTGCAGATGTTTTTGAAGTAAAATTTGAGAACTTGGAATTAAAAGAAAAATTAATACAAAAAATAAAAACAGATGAATAGAGACTTAGAGAAAGAAAGGATATTTTATGCAAAAAAAGGTTTTTGCTTTAGTTACTCCTCACTAAACAAATTATTATTTTCACCATCCTTATTTTATAAGGAATATATTATGTTTGACCGTGAGGTTAGAACAGACACCCACCTTGTTGAAGGTAAACTTGTGCATTGCTTATTGTTTGAACCAGAAAAGGTATTGGAGAAATTCAATCTTGTTCCTGGTAGAGCACCAAGTGATAATATCAAAAAAGTAATGAAAGATATGTCTCTCTTTACTGATGCAGAATCATTAGCTGATTGTTCAGAACAAGCTCTTGAATCATTAAAAACTTTAAATCTTTTCCAGTCTCTTAAAACAGATGAGCAAAGAATTAAAAAAGTTATTACTGAAGATAATGAACCATATTGGAGTTTCTTAAGTAACACTAACGTTGATGTTGTAGATCATGATAC